GCTTGCATGAAGCTGTGAACACTTTAAAACTCTCACTAATTGCTTATCATGCACTTGCTTTGATAATTCTTCTTTGGCTAACTCTAGCTTTACTTTGGATAGCTCGTTACAAGTATTATTATCTCCCAATGGGATCATAAAAGACATTTGCACACCCCATCCTTCATTAATGCTATATGTCTCTTCGCCTTGAGCATCATTGCCTGTATAGAAAGGGGTTACAGCCATAGTAGGTTGACTACAAACCAAGTTTCCAAACTGTTGTTTACCTGTCATTCCATTATTGATATTCATATTCTGATTAATTATTGATGAATTACCTACAGCATTAGGTTGAGCCTGTACATTTGTATCGCC